CCGCTTTTTTTAAGAACTCATCCATCAACTCTTGAATCGGTGTTTTCATTTCTTTTTTGATTTAGGGTCATCCTTTCCATCAAGGAACTCTTGCATCAGGTAGAAGTCATCTCCCTCGTTGTCTTGTTCGGTGCCGTTCTTAATCATATCAACGATTAGCATCAGCTCGGTCATTGTTAGTTCAATCTTCATCTTCGTTATATTTATTGATTGAGCCACAGCAGGTGCACTCGTTGTATTCGTCGTTAACTTTATGCGGGTGTGAATCCTCACATTTTGTACATTCTCTGTAGTAAAGTTCTTCTTCTACGTAAGATGGACTGCTTGAGTATTTTTCCCATTTACGCATAAGCGACTTAAGTTCTTTTTCTTCTTCGTATCCTTCAAACGCATCAAGAAGGTAATCCAATACAGTTGGTACAGCGTATGGGATACTTTCATTTGAGCTAAAAAAACTGTCTATATGAAATTTAGCTTCAATCGGGAATTGAGCGACGAACTCTTTAACTGGAAGGTCTACTCTTTTGTTTTTTTGGTTAATCATTTTTGGTTGCGTTTTATTTTTTAGTAACTAATTCGTATGCAATTTTTACGTCTCTTATATCGAACTTTCCTTCATTAAGTATTACTCTATCACAGTATTCTGAGATGGCTATTGTGTCTTCAATCGTACACAATCCTATTGTCTCCCATTCATTTGACTTTCTATTGGTAGGTCCACTTTCTGTTAATGGATTAAAGTGAAGACATTTTTGTTTGATGCTATACTCTTGGTATCCTACTTCTGTTGTCATTGCGTGTTGTTTTTACGTTCATACCATCTGCGATACATTGATGCGGCCACCGCTATGCGTTGAGGCAGGAACGGATAGTCGCTCTTTAGTCGAGCAGTTGCAATACGCATAAACTGCTCTCGTAACTCTTTTGTGCTCATTATCAGTTAATTATACTATTTGTTTATTTGACACATTGCGCCTGTATTGCGCTCGTATACTACCGAGTAGTCGTTCGTCTTACCGAGTCGGCGGCGAGGGGGCCCTTCAAAGCCCCCATAGCCGCTTATCGTGTTGTCTGTTACGGCAAAGCCGATAGGGCGAAGTTAGCGCTCGTTAGTGAGACAATCAATGCTTTGTAAACAAGTGTTGATAACTCAACGTAACGTAGTCACGTACGGCTTATCGAGCAGTTGGTCAAGTAGGTGTTGACGTTCAGCCTCGAGATAGTCGCATCTCTCTTGCAGTTTGTTCAACTGCTTGCCTCGTTCTTCTACCTCGTTAGACAGCGCTTGGATGCGTTGCTGTAGGTAGATAATCATATCTTGGTTGTAGGTCATACGAATTGGATGTTACGAATTGGAGTGAATTTGCTTTTGCCGTATGCGTCGATAATCCTGACACGATGGTTGCCGAGGCAACGATTATCCGTCTTGATGTCTACGAGTAGGGCGGGTGTCTTGAATCCAAGTTTGGATACGTACACAACTGATGTTTTGATGAATTTACTTTCCATAATTAGTGAAGTTTAGAAGTTTTGCGTTTCGAATGCTCTCGATGATAGTGAACACTAAAAAAGTTCGCGTAGGCCGTCGCGCTCGATGACCTCACGAAGTTTCGTTTCGTAGAGTGAATCCTCCGCGTAACGTGATAGCAGGGCGTAGAACTCGTCTTCGCTTCTGCAACTGCTTGCATATGTAGCGCACCAATATGCGTAGTCGAGGACGCTGTCCTCCCACGTTGCATAGTATGCGTGTCCACGTTTTGTACCTGCGGCCAAGTTCACGCGAACACGTGCCTGTTTCATACCGAACAGGTTGTTGTTCTCACTGAAGATGTCCGACCTGAAGTTTCCGCTCTCCAACTTAGCCTGCGCCAATGCGATGTGCGGGTACTTGATGTTTAACTGCTTGAACTTCTCAACCAGTCGGTCTTCCGTGAATGCGGCATCGGTCACGTTCACGTTCAGTATGTTCTCGTAGATGCGTTCATCTACGTTGTCAACTCCATAAAGGCCGAAACCAAAGAGGGCAGTCGCTAAGGCCAATCCCGAAGCGACCCCTCTTGTGGTTACGATAGGGCGAAACACGAGGTTCACCTTGTCATACTTGTACAACATTAGATTTGTCCGTCGTCGTCAAGGAATGCACTGAATGTCTCGCTACGTAACTCGTCACGTGATGCGTTCCATTTGTACGATGGTTCGTCATCCCAATCCTCGTCGAGCCAATCTGACGCGGGAGCCTTAGGTATTGCAGGCACAGCGACCTTACGTTCTGAATCCCAAATAGTCGGCTGAGCAGGGTAAGCGTTTTTGACAGCGCTTTTCGTAAGGCTTTTGTATACCTTCTTGCTCCCCTCCCATACGTAGGTATTCAACTGCTTGTACGATGTGTTACTGAACCAATTGCCGTAATCGTCGTAGTGACCCAAGTGTGCGTTGAGGATACGAACCTCACCGCGCCAATCGAGTAACGCGACCTTGTTGGATTTACCGAGTAGTGCGAGTGCCATAGCCTCGATGCCTACGTGGTCGATGAAGTCAACATTATCAGGATAGAACTTACTGAGCATTTCTGCGAACTCACGAGTGTCGCTCACGATAGTGTTGCCGAGACCGCTGATAACTCCGTTGTGAATCAGAGATACACGACCTTCGGTTACGCTGTGCGGGTGGAGCATATCGATGCCTTTGCCGTGCGTGGCGATGCGGAAGTGAATCAGTATGGGTGTGTCAGTCAACTCACGAATGAACTCGTACTCCTCGAAGAAGTCCTCGAAACTATACGGCTCGTGGTATGTCATAACCCTGCCGTTGTCGACGTAGGCGATACCTGCTCCGTGGTTGTTGTTGTCCCAAGCATTCTTTAGTTGTTGCTTAGGTATGAAGTAGTTTGGTTGGTTTACAATTGCAATACACATAATTGAAATAGATTATTTGTTGTAGTTAACGATGTAGCCGAAGGCTGAGATTAGGAAGATTAAGATGCCCCCCACTATAAGCGTTCCTGTGGACTCGCTTGGGTGGCCCTGCGTGATGCGTGCCGTAGCGCCGATAATCAGCATAAGTGCTGAGAAATACATACCGACACGGAAGAATGATTTGTCGTTTTCTAAGTTCATAGTTCAAATACTTCAAGTGATACATTACCTTTTTTGTCAATCCATCCTGCCTCAATTAGTCGTTGAGCAGTGCGGCCGTAGTGGCCCTGTAGAATCCAAGCCTGTCCTGTGCGGACGAGGTCGGCAAATAAGAACACGACCTGTTGGTCGTCAAGTTCTCCGCTTTCGTACTGAATGATTAAGTCGATTTGGCTCATAATTATTTTACTTGAATGATTTCGTATTGTTCTGCACCTTGTGCGAACTGAACTGCTGACTCATAACTCTTGAACAGCATAACTCGTGACGGATACTCGCCTCCGTAGTGTGCGAATACCTTGAATAAAGTAGTAGGTGGTGGTAGAAAAATATCTTTAAACATTTTGCTTGAATTGAATGGTTGACAAAACTGCCGACACGATAACGACGGCGATTGAACCTGCGGCTCCGATTAGTATGCCGTAGGTAGGTGCGATTGAAATAGATAGTTCGTACATCTTAATTTTTTTTTACTGATTATTGAATGGTGAACCAATCTTCGCTCATATTGAACTCATCGATTTTCGCTTGCGTTACGAATGTTTCGCAGTACCAAGAATCTTCATCGGTGTTGGATAGGTCGAGGTCGTAAGTGACTTCCGTACCTAATAACGTAGACCACTCACTCGTGAATTCTTCTATCTCTGTTTCTTCCGATGCGTTAAAATATGTCCAAACACGAATTAGTCCCTCAGGTGTTTCGCTTTCAGTACAAGTTAGTTCTGAGTAAACTTCGGTTGGAACGCAAAGGTCTTTAACTGCATTTCTATCTGCAAAACCATTGTCGTAAGCAAGTTTCATCGCCTCCTTATAGTTTTCTGCGTTAATAATGAAGGTGTTAGAATTTGTGATTGTAAGGGTGAATTTGTAAGCGTTCATCTTAATTAGTTTATGGTTAAGACGCCTCACGGCGTTTCGGCTACTCAAGCCATCGTCAGTTAACCTTGTTCTTCTAGATATTGCGTTAGCGTTTCGTATGCGGCCTCCAAGTTTTCTTCGAGGTCGATGCTTTGCCGCTCGATTATATCGAACGCAATCAACTTGTAGCGTTCGGTTTCGTCGGTTGCTTCGATGAACCTCGATACCTTACTCAGGTAGTTGTCGTAGGCTCGCATCATTTCGTTTAGTTCGTGTTTCATAATTTGATTCGTGATAGTGAAAAAAGCAGGGCGCTCCGTGCAACGCCTGCTCACCTTAACCACCCTTACACGGAGGGGACATCTTACAACTTACCTGCGGCCTTGTTGACTGAGTAAGTACCGAACTTGCTCTCGACCTCGCGGCGAACGTAGCCCTGTACGCTGTCGTAGGCTCGTTTCATACGCTCGATGGTGCGGTCGTAGTTGTCAGCATCGGTGAGAAACTCGCTCGGTGACTGACCTTCGAGACATCCGCCGAACACGTAGGTGAGGGCTTGTTTACGAGCCAACTTGTCTACGCTGTACTGCTGACGGAGTAACTTGTTCAACTTCTTGTCGTTGAACATAGCATCGGCCACCTGAGTGAACGTGGTGAACGTACTCTTGTCGATGTGAGCGCATATCCACTGAACCAACTTCGTGCGGAACTTGATTGACTCGAGCGTAGATACTGCGCTGAAGATGCGAATCTCAACTGCCTCCTTGCGGTTGTTGTAGGAACGTGAGCAGTTGTTGATGGCGCGGCGTGAACCTCGCTTGATTTCATCCTTGTTCTGAACTCCGCTGTACTGATTGGACAGGCGGCCTTCGTAGAGTGAGAAAAGCATAGGTACGAACGGAGCCAACTTGTCGACGAGGTCATCGGCTGAAATTCCACGACGGCTGATGGTGATGTGGCCACCACAGCGGCGTGAGTACTCTGCGTTCATAACCCAATCGTACTTCTCGAACTGCTCGAACAATGTCTTCGTATCGAACAGGTTGAGTACAGGTGACACAACCTCGACACCTGTCGATGAATCGAGTGAGCCGTCGCGCTCGGCAATCCATCCGTCACCCAAGTTGCAGTTAGCACGAGCACAGCGGTTGCGAACATTCAGGTCCTCCTTCTCAACCTCGAAACCTACGAACCACTCAACTGATGAATCGTTGAAGATTTCGGTGTTGCGTGATGGGCCGTGGTAACCGCTAAGTTCAGGGGCCGCACCGAAGCGCTCTTGAATATCGGAGTTGGCGAAGATTGCCGTATTGCCCCGAAGGTCACGACCTGTTAAGTACTCAGTGTCACCTGCACGAATTGCAGAAAATACGTGGCCGTACTCGTTGTCTTGGAAACGCAACTCGTGAGCCTCTCCGTTCGCATCGTAGAACTTCACCGATGTGGTTGCGTACTGACGAACGACAAGGTCGGTCGTGTGCAGTACTCCGCCTATGAGCAGTGATACGTACGTGTTTGACTCTGATTCACGAACTTCGAAGTTGACCTTCTCAGCATCGGTTAGCGTAACGTGAGAAATGCCGAGGATGCGGCGCTCAGACACGTACTCGCTACGGAAGTAACGACCTCGCATAATTTGCTGACCGCGCAGTTCGAATGATGCCGACGAGTGCAGACCTGTACGAAGGTCGATGCCCCATTCAGCGGCGTTGAGTGCACGAGGGAAACGAGTGCGGTTAAGTTCACCTTCGTTGTTGGCGTAGGTGTACACAAAGAAGTCGTTGTTGATACCGAAGTAGAAGTTGAACTGCTCGTTGAAGTAAGCGCGTCGGATTTCAATCTGACGGCCTGATACGATATTGGTAACTTTCATTTTGTTTTGTTTTTGAATTAGTGGTTAAAGTTTGACTGCCGTAGGGACTCGAACCCTATGCACGATGTGCACTCCAAGCGGCAGTAATGTGCCTTGAACAGGTGAACTTTTTTGGCGGCCTGTGGCGTGAGCCTGTTGACCGCATATGCTGTTAGTTCATCCACACCTGCTATCCTTTGGCGGCGCTGTTTACGCACCGCATATTCTGTCTTTCGCTTGATGTTGTTTTCGGCTTTGTTTTGACTTGATTCACTCAGGTGTTCAGGTGGCGTTCATTGGACTCCTCCGCACTGCTTGTCGCTCCGCGCCACGGCGCTTTGCTTCATTAGGTTTGGACTCGTGTTTCTTACGGCCGCCGTACTTGGCTTTGCTTGTCTTGTCTACCTGCCCTCGCTACTTTCAATCGACCTGTGTTGGCTTACTTGCGCTACGCTTTCTGCTTACATCGCTCTACTATCCTGACCTGACCTGCTACTCCGCTCCTTAACGCCCGAGAGAAAGTGGCCGTGGCTCACTGACTCAATCGTACAAGGTTCACAAGGTGGGTTTCAGAAATTGGAGAGGCGTTTTCGCCAACATCCGTTCGTCTATCGTCACTTGGGACTTTCCTGCCTAATCCGCTCTGCTCTTGTCTCCGACTCTGAGTTCGCGTTTCGGTTGATATTTCAAAAAACTTCGTCGAGTGGTGGTGGCCCGTTGGCCTTTCGACACCACAAACATACGCAAACTTTCCAAAAACGAAAAGTTTCACCAAAAGAATTTTCGAGGAGCCCACGCCCCTTATAGGAATATATAGGGCTAACTGCTTGATAATCAGCACCAAAAAAAAAGTTACTTCGAAGTGAAATTTAGAATCGTTCTAAATAATACTACCTGAAAATCAACGAGTTAGTAAACCACTGAAAACCAAGTACTTACTAACAGGCTAAAACTCAGCAAGTTACAACATACTGAAACACAGATAGTTAACGTAACTACCTGATAATCAGCGTCATTTAAGATATCGTATGTACGTAATTCAGCACCTAACTGATTGAACCACAACAGCATAACCCGACCCAATATGTACCAAATACGGGCAAAAGCATACTTTTTCCATTGTAGAAACTATTAGTATAATTCCTGCCGTAATCGTTAACTGAGGCCCTGTCTACTATAGTATACTAAATAAACATACACGAAACATACAGCGAAACGTACTCGAAAAGTTTAGGGGAGTAGGTGGGATAATGTGGGGAAAAGTAGAGAGGGGATTGATGCAGGTCTGCGACCGAACACACCCACGAAAAAAAACATACGTTCAGTACACTTTTCCTACAGCAAACGACCTGAATACGTTCAGTAAACCGACGCCTAAGCGACATAGAGTAGACATACCACACAGGAGCCTACCCAAACAGGAAACGCTAAAAAGTTTGAACGTAACGTGCTGTAAACGAGGGGGTTGGGTTCAGGATTCGGTTTCGGAGTACGTCCGTCAGCGTCGCTCTTGTATAATTCTCCCCACTACACGTAGAACTCGTTGTCGAATTAAAACATATGTATCCCATAGATAAATAAAGACAACGGTGGAATACTTAAATAGCAGTTAAATAAGTATTCTTGGGGGGTATGAACTGATTGAACACACGCCACCTGTATTCAGAGTACTTTGCGAGGCTGTCGCCCTCCTTCTTTGCAGCGGCGGACTGTCGCTTGAGGCTGTCCTCTGCTGCAATCGTGTCGTAGTTACGACTCTAGGACGTTAGGTATACTGCGGTAGGTAGTGCTACTCTTGCACTACAGAGGCAAAGGTACACAAGAAATTTGACATAATCAATAGTGTGTAATACATAGTACCGACATTCGTGAGCATATAAGTAAGAATGTTTACCTTTGCTTCTATAACACAGATAGTTATGCAACTGACAGAGAACTTTTCGCTCAAAGAGCTTACGGATAGCCCGACGGCTGATAAGTTGGGGATTAAGAACACCCCGGACGAGAAACAACTCGCAGCACTTCAACTGCTAGCTGAGAAGATTCTACAGCCCCTGCGTGAGGGGATTGATAAGCCTATTAAGATTAACAGTGGCCTGCGTGGCACAGCACTGAATAAAGCCATCGGCGGGTCAACCACCTCACAGCATTGTAAGGGAGAGGCTGCGGACCTTAGCCTTAAGTCAGTTAAGAACGGTAATGCGTTGTTGTTCCACTACATCAGAGAGAATCTTGTGTTCGACCAAATGATTTGGGAGTTTGGGACTGATGAGAACCCTGACTGGGTACACGTTAGCTACTCAGCTAAGGGCAACCGCAAGGAGATTCTTAAGGCATACAAGCACCACGGTAAGACGGCCTACAAACTCTGGAAGCCGTGATAGCAGTTAAGAGACCAGTTGACCCCAAAGGCCAGAAGGCTGAGGTTCGCCCTGACAACAGAGCGAAGCTGGTTAAGTTTGATTGGAGTAAGATTTCTAAAAAGAAGAAAAAATGAAACCTAGAAAGTACAACGAAGGCGGTAAGATGGGCGAAGGCCAAGAGATTGAGGTGAAGAACCCCGACCTTATGGCAGCCGTTAAGCAGGTACAGGCAGCCGTAAAGGCCGCAGGTATGGAGCCTATGCACTACAAGATTAAGGCTTGCTACGAGAGCGAGGAAGAATAGAGATATGAAACCTAGGAAGTATACATCCAATGAGCCGAACGGCGAGATGATTGTCACTCAGCTGATGAGTATCAAGGAGTCAATCGATGACATCCTGATGCACATCGACGCTAAGTCCAACCTCGACCCGTGGATGGCATCTAAGGTCGCCGTGATGGAGCATAGCGTGGAGGCTATTGAAGATTACATCAAACACAACGGTAAAGGTGAAAGCAAGGAAGAGTAAGAGCGCAGAGTTCTACGCCAACAGCCCCGAGGCTAGAGAAAAGAAGAAGGCGTACGACACTAAGTACCACTCAACTGAAGAGCGGAAGAAGTACCGTGCGTTCCTAAATAAGAAGAACAGAGACGCTGGCACATACGGGAACGGAGACGGGAAGGATTACGACCACGACGAGGCACGTATGATTATGGCCAGACGCAACAGAAGCAAGAAATGAAGAACGAAGCATTCAACGATTGGCTGTTCCACTATAACCCATACGAGGATACGTGGAATGCATTCACTCGTGATTACTCGAACGATTACTTCAACGGGGTGGAAATCCCACAGGGGAAGTACCTCCAGAGCAAAGACATCAAGATTATCCTACATTACATCAACTGGAATGGCTAAGTCACTGAAGAAGAGAGGCAACAACACCAAGGGTGTCAAGCGTGTGAGTGCCGACAGAGCAACTGTTGGTGTTCGTAATTTTGAGATTATCAACAGATTAGGCAGTGGAAGCTAAGAAGAAGGACCCGGCGAAGTGGAAGCGCATCGTCGCCAGCGTGAAGGCAGGCTCTAAGGGCGGAGACCCCGGTGAGTGGTCAGCACGTAAGGCACAGCTGGCCGTACTTAGATACAAGAAGTCAGGCGGTGGATACTCAGGCCCTAAGAAAGAGACGAGCCTATCTAAGTGGACCAAGCAAGACTGGACGACCTCCGACGGTAAGCCCAGTGAAGGCAAAAAGCGCTACCTACCCAAGGCTGCGTGGAGTGCAATGAGTGCCGCAGATAAGGCCGCAACCAACCGTGCGAAAGCTAAGGGTAACAAGTCTGGTAAACAGTTTGTACCACAACCCAAAAAAATCGCCGAGTGGGCGGCTAAATTCCGTAATTGATGAAAGCTAAGCGTACAGACTTGAAGAGACCCAACGAGGTTATGGTTAAAGCACCGAAAGGCTACCACTGGATGAGCAAGGGTGGACGCTACTTCCTTATGGAGCACACGGGTGAGTTCGTCCCGCACACCGACGCTGCGATGGAGATGCCATTCAAGGTCATTCGTCAGCATTGATAGCCTCACGGCCCTCCAGCTTCCTGTAAATCTTCTGAACGAGCAATCTCCCCTTCTGGGTGAGCGCATACCTAGCGGCGTATCCCTCACTGCTCGATATCCCGAACATCTGACGTACGTCACTCTTAAGGCTGTGCTTATTGACGTACACATCTATAATACCAGCATCCAGCAGTGGCTTAGTGTAGAGAAGTCGCATCTTGTTGTCTGATATGGCCGCAAAGTGTGTTCTGGCATACATCAGAGTGAAGAACTCTAGGTCATAGATAAATAGCAGGAACTGGAACTGCCCGGGCGTGAGCTCAAACTTCTGACATACATCCAATTGTACGTGACGTAGATACTTGAGATAGTTACGTGCTATATCTCTGGCTGGTAGAATCGCATACTCCCGCATACGTCTGGAATTGCCTCCACGTCTCATATTGTATTTGTTTTGTAAATTCGTAGCAAATTTCATACATTTTTCATTACAATGAGCATCCCCCAAGAAATTAGAGACGAGCTTTACGAGGAGTTTACTGGCCTTGTAGCACAGATGAACGGCCTTATTATTAAGCACGGCCTCGAAGACTATGGATTTGTTGTGGCAGCCATTGGGGTAGTATCTCCATCGGAAGATGACGAGGATTCAGAGATGGACCTTGCGTTCTCAGTTAATGTGAACGACGAGGACGAACTGGACGAAATCGTAGGCTTCATCATCGAAGGATACCAGCACCAGCAACGCAACGACACAAGCAGCGTAGATTACTGGCTGCGGCGTATGGGAGGAAAAGACTCAGACTTAAACTAAGCAATATGATTAGAAAGATTATTGTGGGGACGAATCCTAAGGACGCCCTAGCATACGTCGTAGGCAATAACGCCGGAAACGACGGAACCATCGCAGCCATCGAGCTTGATGAGCGCACATTCGCTAAGTACGGACGTAAGGATTACACCATCTACATCCAGAATGCTGACGGAACGATGCCTTGGAAGGAAATTATCGGTATGCCAGTGGTAATCGAAAACGACTGCAAGTTCTGATGAAGGTTCTACACGAGTTTATCGTACGTATGCCCAAGAAGTTCAAGGACACCATTAAGTTCGGTGATACTGAGATTTTCTTGGATTCTAGATTCGACGAGTTTGCCAACCGCATCTCAGAGGCTGAGATTGTCGCAACCCCGATAAAATTCCCAACCGGAGCCAAGGAGGGTGATACGCTGTACTTCCACCACCACGTGGTGCTAGACAAACGTGCAGAAATCGACAAGGAGCTGTACAGAGTGAAGTTTGACCCAGACGGTGGTTACGGCTCACAGGCTTACGCCTACAAGGGTGATGACGGAGAAGTGAAGGTTCTCACCGGATGGGTGTTTCTCATACCGGAGGAGGCCGAAGAACCAACATCTGATTCTGGACTGATTATCTCTACAAAGAAGGAAGTCAAGATGGAGGGAGTCATTCGCTTCGATACCCCCGAACTGCTTGATATGGGAGTTAAGGCTGGCGACAGAGTAGGCTTCAGCAAAGAATCTGACTATACGATGGATGTGAACGGTGAAAAACTCTGGAGAATGACACCTAACGACCTGCTGTATGTCAAGGAAGAAGTCTGAATTCACCACCATTGATGCGGCCATCAGACTTATGGAGTCGATGGAGGTCGCCATCAACAATATGATTGAGGAGATTAAGAAGCCAGTCGACCCGGAAATCAACGGGTCTGCACGCAAGGCTGAGCTCCAATCAATCAAACAGACGGCAGTTGATGCTCGTGAGCTTCTGCAAGAAAGGCAACGGCTCGAGGAGATGATTAAGATGCTATCCGAGAACGGGAGTATGGGTGAGCAAGTCGACTTTGCGGGTGGCTTCGCTGAGAAATTCAGGAAGTAATGGCTGGGCTAAGGAAGGTTGATGGATATAAAGACTTCTTGGTGAACATCTGTCCGGATGATTCGCAGGGAGATGTTATTGAGATATCCGACATCTTCATCCAGCTACCCAAGAAGCCAGCTAAGACAGAGATTCTGTTCCACGACAAGAAGCGTGAGGAGCAGATGTGGAAGAGATTGCCAGTACCTCAGGACTTAGTGCGTGTACGCTCTATGGATGAGTGGATGGAGCAGCCCAAGGAGTTCCGTATAAAACATAATGCTTACATCGAGCAGGAGTTCCACCGCCGTAGGAACGGTGTGTGGTTCTATAATAACGGTGTTCCAACATATATTACTGGACATCACTATATGCTACTGCAGTGGAGCCAGATGGACATCGGTTACGCCAGCTTCCTAGACTTCCAGCGTACAATCTTCCTACATCTGGAGGCGTGCAAACAAGACCCGAGGTGTGTGGGACAGATATACACCAAGTGTCGACGCTCAGGTTACACCAACATCTGTGGTTCTGCACTGGCAGATGAGGGTACTCAGGTATCCAATAAGGTGCTAGGCATTATGTCCAAGACAGGTAAGGACGCACAGGAGAACATCTTTATGAAGAAGCTACTCCCGATGTTCCGCTCCTACCCATTCTTCTTCAAGCCTATTCAGGATGGTACGACCAACCCACGTGTGGAGCTCGCATTCCGTGAGCCAGCTAAGCGAATCACAAAGACCAACAAAGTCAGTGGGCAGACCGAAGCTCTTGATACGGTAATCAATTGGAAGAACTCAGTTGCCAACGCATACGACGGTGAGAAACTACACTATCTATACCTCGATGAGGCCGGAAAGTGGGAGAATCCGCTCGATATCAATGAAGTTTGGCGTGTACACAGGACCTGTCTGCTGGTAGGTAAGAAGATTGTAGGTAAGGCTATGGTCGGCTCAACTGTTAACCCTCTGGATAAGGGCGGAGCCAACTACAAGAAGCTGTACTACGACTCGGACCCCACCAAGCGTAACGAGAACGGCCGCACTAAGAGTGGACTCTACAAACTGTTTATCCCAGCATACGAGGCACTGGAGGGATTCTTCGACGTGTACGGTATGCCCGTGGTTGAGGACCCAGCGGAGCCAACGCTTACGATGGATGGAGACATCATCAGCATCGGAGCTAAGACGTATCTATCGAACGAGCGTAAGGCACTGATGCACGACCCGTATGAACTCAATGAGGTTATCCGTCAGTTCCCGTGGAGCGAGGAGGAGGCATTCCGTGACTCCACCAAGTCATCTCACTTCAACGTGGGAAAGATTTACGAGCAGTTGCAGCACAACAGAGAGTTATACCCAAGCCCCGTAATCAAGGGCAACTTCGTGTGGAAGGACGGCAAGCCAGACACCGAGGTTCTATGGAACCCAGACGCTAGCGGTAGATGGACGGTTACGTGGCTACCACCCGATGATATTCGAAACAAACGAAAGACGGAGTTCGGTAAGGTATTCCCCGGGAATGACCACCTAGGAACTGGAGGAGTTGACTCCTATGACCTCGACAATACGATGGACGGACGTGGCTCTAAGGGGGCCTGCCACATCTACAATAAGTTCAATATGAGCTATCCGTCGAATATGTTCGTGGCTGAGTACGCCAACAGACCTCCGCTAGCCAGAATCTTCTATGAGGATGTACTGATGGCCGCAGTGTTCTACGGATATCCACTGCTCATAGAGAACAACAAATATGGGATAGTACGATACTTCGAATCACGAGGATACGACGGATACATTATGGACAGACCAGAGCACCTAAGGGCCCCCGGTTCTAGTTCCAACGTCAAGACCAAGGGTATCCCATCTAACTCACAGGACGTGATACAGGCCCACGCACAGGCTATCGAGGCGTACGTACACGAGCACGTGGGTCTTAACGCAGAGAGTGGTGATTACGGTAAGATGTACCTAGATAAGACCCTCGAAGACTGGATTGGTTACCGAATCGACGACCGAACTAAGTTTGACTTGACCATCAGTTCAGGTCTCGCACTGCTCGCAGCACAGCGTGTAAAACAGGAGCGTAAGTCAGCAGATATGTCATCAAAAGTATTCCTCAGGCGATTCAAGGACATAACTCGCTAACCTGCAACACATTATTCGGTATATTTGCACATAAACTGGGGATAAACAATAGGTATGGAAAGCAATAACAAGCAAGGGAACTTCCCTGACCCACTAGCTTCTCCCGATGCTAAGGCGGCTAAGTCCTACGGACTGAAGTACGCTAAGGCCATCGAGTCGCAGTGGGGACATACAGACGACCACGGAAGTATTTTCCGTAAGCGTCTCGATGAGTTCGAGCGATACAGAGACTACGCCAACGGAACTCAAGACACAAAGATTTACAAGCAGATTCTAAATTCGCTTGACCCTAACAATGGAGATGGCTCTCTATTGAACATCGACTGGTCACCGGTCCCCATCATCCCTAAGTTCGTTAAGATTGTAGTAAACAAGATTCTCTCTAAGAATCCATACCCCAACGTAGAGGCAATCGACCCACTCAGTATTACGGAGAAGGAGCGCAAGAAGGCTGAACTCAAGTTCAATGTGAATAACAGAGATATGCTACAGCAGGCTCAGCAGGCTGGAGTTGACATCGGTACTAACCTAGAGAAAATCCCCGACACCCCAGAGGAGGCTGAAATTTTCCTAGAGTCAAACATCAAGACAAACGCTGAGATTGCCGCACAGATTGCAGCCAACCTCACACTTGAGTGGAACGAATACAACCACACCGTACACCGCAGATGCGTAAACGATTTGGTGCAGGTAGGTATGGGCGTCACTAAGAATGAGTACGACCCAAACTACGGGCTCGTAGCCAAGTACGTTGACCCGGCATACTTCATCCACTCGTACACCGAGGACCCACTGATGAACGACCTGACCTACGCTGGTCACGTTAAGCGTATCACCATTTCGGAGCTTAAGCGTCTGGCTGGTGATGAGTTCACTGAGCAGGAGTACGACCAGATGGCTCGCAACGTACAGAATAAGTACGCCAACGACCCAAACAAGCTGTCTCACTCTTACTACGACAGAAACCTACAGCGCACAATCTTCGGATACGACGAGTACATCGTTGAGGTTATGGATTTCGAGTTCCTGTCAGTTGACGACATCTTCTACGAATCTAAGGAGTCTCGCTTCGGCAATGTAGGATTCTACTACAAGGGTATGGTATATCAACCACCCAAGGAGAGCGTATTCGACCGTAAGCCAGTGCGTATGTCATTCGTTACGTTGTACGGAGGTAGCTACATTGTGGGTACGAACAAGATGTACGGCTATGGTATGAAGAACAACCAGCCACGTAACATCCACGATATCACCAGAACTCGCCTGTCGTACAGTGCAGTTGCCGTGAATATGCGTCGTATGATACCTAAGTCTATGGTTAGCGGCATCGTAGGATTCGCCGACCAACTGCAAATCACTCACTTGAAGATTCAGCAGTCCATCGCCAAGGCTAAGCCTGACGGACTCATCATCGACATCGAGGGATTGGAGAACGTACAGCTCGGACAGGGTGGAGAACTTCAGCCATTGGAGATTCAAGACATCTACGAGCAGACTGGTATCTTCTACTATCGCTCTAAGAACCCAGAGGGAGGATTCCAGAACCCACCTATCCGTGAGATTGGTAACGCCATCCGCAACATTGAGGCGTATGTAAATACATACAACCACTACCTGCGTATGATTCGTGACGCTACGGGTATCAACGAAGTGGTTGACGCATCTACTCCTAAGGGTGACGCATTGGTTGGTGTCCGCCAGCAGGCAATTGAGGCATCAAATAACGCCACGTACGACATTACTCACGCATCTATGATGCTGTACAAGAAAGTAGTGGAATACGTCGTTAAATGCCTTCAAATCGTGCCTCCGCAGTCTGTCATCTACAGAGTGTACGAGAACGCAATCGGTAAGGCTAATATGGAAGTTCTGGCATCATTCAAGGACCTGCCTATGTATAACTTCGGTGTACGTGTAGTACCTGAGATGTCCGACAACGACAAGGCTTACTTGGAGGCTAACATCCAGCAGTCCATCGCTCAGGGAGAGATTGACTTGGAGGATGCTATGGCTATCCGCAGACTTAAGGACGTAGACCAAGCCGAGCAACTACTGATTGTTCGTCGTAAGAAGCGCATTAAGCAGAGACAAGACATCGCAGCTCAGAACAGTCAGATGCAGGCTCAGATGAACCAGCAGACCGCCCAAGCTACGGCTCAGGCAGAGCAGCAGACAGAAGAAGTTAAGTTGAGTCTTGAGATGCAGAAGTTGCAGCTTGAGGCTAAAATCAAACTTGACCTTCTCGAGCGTGAGTACCAACTCAAGATTGAACTCGCTAAGGCTGAGGCTGAGGCACGTAAGGAGGTCAATCAGGAGGACAGACAATTCCGTATGAGCGTGGAGGATAAGCGTGAGATGGCTAAGGATGAGCGTGTGAAGAAGCAGGCAGTCGAGCAGTCAAAGCTAATCTCTCAGCGTAAGGGAGAGCGTGGAGAGCTCACTGACGAAGAGACTAACCTTCTCTCTCAAATTCTTGGCAATCAATAAGTTGGTATATTTGCACTATGGCCGCCCAGATTAACTTAGATACAGCACAAAGAGTAGACATCACCTGCAGAAAGGGTGACTCTTTCCGTCTTGAACTCACGTTTAAGGACGACACAGGTGCTGTAATCAACCTCACCGGATACACGTGGAAGCTTGATGTTCGTGAGACGGACACCTCCGCCTCTACAATCATCGAAGACGATGCGTTCTCCTACAGCGGAACCGCTCAGGGTGTGTTGACCATTACGGCAGCTCCCGTCACTATGGCCGCCGTTAGTGGAGGGCTCTATGTGTACGACCTTCAGAGCACTAATACTGGAGCCGTTAAGACGTGGTTGTACGGAATCTTCAAAGTAAATGAGGACGTTACGCTATGAGTGATATAACCATCAATAGCGGAGAGCAAATCAATGTAAGCGTACAACAGCCCACGCTTCAGAACACTATTGTCATCCCAAGACCAACCACCAGTCTCTCTATCAAGGGAGTCACTGGGGGTGGAGGCGATGCTCACTACACTCACGTTCAAGGGGTAGCTGAGGCTACTTGGGAGGTGACTCACAACTTAGGAAAACGAGCATCGGTAACGGTGGTTGACTCAACCGATAACGTCGTGATTGGCGAAATCGAATATCTAACAATGAACTCTGTACGTCTAAAATTTGCTGGAGCCTTTAGCGGCAAGGCATACTTTAACTAAGCACTATGGCACTCAATTATTTCTCACCGATAGATATGAACAAGCTCGAGATTATCGAGCCTAGAATTCATAACTCACTTAACGCACCGGGAACCCCAGTACCGGGTCAGATTTACTTTGACACCACCGTCAACAGTATGTTCTTCTACAACGGCACAGACTGGGTAGACATCAAAGGTGACATCCAACAGGTACTTGCCGGTGATGGTCTCACTGGTGGTGGCTCTGGCGGTTCGGTAACCCTTGACGTTGGTGCTGGTACTGGTATCACCGTAACCACTAATGCCGTAGGTCTTGACACTGCCAACACCCGTAACGTAGACCACACTGGTCTTGACGTTTTCGCAGGTAATGGTTTGACTGGTGGTGGTGAACTTACTGGTGATGTAACTCTTAACGTAGGTGTTACTGCTAACTCGGGTATTACTGTTGGTGCTAACGCAATTGAGCTTACCAACTACAGCAACCTCACGCAGTACAACATCCTTATGTGGGGCGCAGGTGGTCAGTTGGAGAACGCTCCAATCATCCGCACTGTTGACCTTGAGAACAACCCGACCATCACGATTCAGGCTAACCTTATCGTTACTGGTACCACTACGAGCGTCAACTCTAACGAGGTAAACATTGGTGACAGCATCATCAAGTTGAACTCTGACGAGGTTGGAACTCCTTCACAGAACGCTGGTTTCGAGGTTGAGCGTGGTACTTCTACCAACGTATCGTTCTTGTGGGACGAGGATGCTGACCGATTCACTACTGTAGACCAAAAGCTTCACGTAGGTAATGTTGAGTCAATCGCTAGCCTTGACAACCAAGACTACTTCTATATGTACGAAAACGCCGTCGGTGAGACTGGCGAGCTTAAGAAGGCTGGATTCACTGATGTAGCTGACCTACTCGGTGCACCTAAGTCATACACGCTTTCGGACATCCAAGGTAACGTAGTTAAGAATGGTAACGTATACACAATCACGCATACGTTCAATACCAAGATTATCTCAGTACAAGTAATCTCTACTTCAACGTACGAGACTGTGTTCGTGGACGTAGCACGTCCTACCACAAGCACTGTGACTGTATCGTTCGCCTCTACTGTAACGGATGGCGCTTACATCGCAATCCTTTCTGCTGCAAAGAGCACCGGAGATACCACAATTGAAGAGCCCCCACAGGGCCTACAACCATAACTAAATCATTGAATGGTAATTCAAAGGGGGAGGCAACTGTCTTCCCCTTTTTTATTTCGTAGATTTGTATATTGTATTAGGCTGGTAAACTATGAAGTTTTTATCTCAGATTAACGTCAACACGGAGTATACCCTGCCGATAGTTGATGGAGTAAATGGGCAGGTGTTGGCGACTGACGGCAACGGGACAGCCTATTGGGGCAGTATATCCGCAGGTGCTACAAACTTAAACGCACTAACTGACGTTGTAATCAGCTCACCATCCAGTGGTCAGTTGCTTCGCTACGGCATTCCATTGGGGTCAGAGGACCCTAACCCGGTGTGGTATAACTGGAGCCACAACTTCCTTACGACTGGTTCATCTATTGACGCATTAGGTGACGTTACGATTAGTTCTGCAGCTTCTGGACAGGTTCTAACTTGGAGTGGTAGCGCTTGGGTAAACGCTACGATAACGACTGCTGGATATGTATCTAAAGTACAGCACGAAGTAAAGGCTGGTGTTGCAATCACAAAGGGTCAGGCTGTTTACGTTACTGGAGCTGACGGAACTAATATGATTGTTGGCCTTGCATCTAATACAAGCGAGGGCACATCATCAAAGACAATGGGCATTGCCTTGTCTACTGCCGCAGTGAATGGCAAGTTCTTTGCTGTTACAGAGGGTCTTATTGATGGACTAAACACTGCATCCGCAAATGCTGGTGACCCCGTATGGCTCGGGACTAATGGCAACCTAATCTTCGGATTACTGAATAAGCCAACCTCTCCAGCACACTTGGTGTATCTCGGTGTAGTAACGAGAGCTAATCAGAACAACGGTGAGATTTTCGTTAAGGTTCAGAATGGAGTTGAGATAGATGAGATTCACGATGTTCAGATTTCATCTCCCGCCACAGGACAGCTTCTTCGCAGGGACACGGATGGTTACTGGAAGAACTGGACTCCTAACTTCCTTACTTCGCTCCCAGCCCACACACACGACGACAGATACTACACCGAGTCGGAGATTGATGCGTTCTTTGGTGGAGAGACTGCCATCGCTGGATACAACCAAAGTAACTGGGATGCTGCGTACAACGATAAGATTAACAGCGCATCGTTTGCTACATCTACTGGCGTTCTTACTCTTACTCAGCAGGACCTAGGGACAGTAACTGTGGACCTTGACGGTAGGTATCTTCAGTCATTCACTGAGACCGACCCAACAGTTGCTACCCACGTTAAGAATATTACGGCTACGAACATCAGCAACTGGAATGATGCGTTTAATGATTCTATTAGGTCTGCATCATTTAACACGGCTAACGGTGTTTTAACGCTTACACAAGCTGACTTAGGTACTGTAATTGTAGACCTTGATGGTCGCTACATTACATCGGAGACTGATTCGCAGACACTTACTTGGACTAAGGCTACAAGTTCTCTAGCTATCTCTAACGGAAATAGCGTTACCCTTGAGGGCTTGGCTACAGAGGTTTATGTGGACACTGGCCTAGACACAAAGGTTCCAACAACACGAACGCTTACAATCAATGGAACGGCGTTTGATTTGTCTGCGAACAGGTCTTGGACTATTTCTACTGCTGAGACTGATACGCTTGCTACGGTTACTGGAAGAGGAAATAGCACAACCACCGCATTATATTTAGCTGGCGGAAGTGCTGAAGTGCCAGCCCTGCATATCCGTTCAGGTGGAAGTAGCTGGTCAGAGGGATTGGCAATACATCCATCTACAGACAGTGGATATGCCTTGTCGTTTTATAGGACTAGAGCAGCATACACTGACCAAACAAACACTTGGGCGATAGGTAACCTAGGTGACTCAAATGCACTAAATCACTTTGGTTTACTAAGAAAGGGCTTAACTGGTGGTATTGCTGACCGCCCTTCAGATGCGATTTTTACTGTAAGCCCAACTGGAACATTCAAGTTTGGATTTAATCCATACGTTGGGACCAATCTAATTTGGCACGCAGGTAATGACGGCTCTGGTAGTGGTCTTGATGCGGACCTCATTGACGGAATCGACTCATCAAGCATCCTGTGGGGTAACGCTAAAGGAACCAACGATTCGGTAACTACTGACGCCGACGGATTAGACAAGACTGGATTCTACACATCTAGTGCGTTTGTAACCAGACCAGATGGGGTAGAAAACTGGATGTATATACAGCACATCAAGCTGTACAGCGCCAACTCTCAGTACCAAAAGCAAATTGGCTATGATACATACGATGACCGTATGTGGGTTAGAACAAAGTCTGCTAACACGTGGAGCACTTGGAAGGCTATTCTCACTAGTGATAACATCGGAGAATATGCGCTAACGTCTCTTCCGGCTCACACGCATACTATTGCAAACGTAACAGGATTGCAGACTGCTTTAGATGGAAAAGCTTCATCATCACATACTCACGGAGCTGGAGACATAACATCTGGAACTCTTTCTGCGGATAGACTTCCAACGCAAGAGCTTGGTATTTCTATTGCAGGAAACTTCGGTCAGTGGCAGCTTCATAGCGCATATACCAACTTCAATACTGCAGTTAACTATTGGGGATGGAACTATGTTCAAGGAAACACAAATGCTCCGCATCAGACATCTTCACAATGGTATCGTGGTAGATTTAGTCTTGGTAATGAATACGGTTTTGGCAACGACCCAGGAGATTACTGGATGGAGATTGCTATCCCTAGATACAATCAGGATAGCACGGCTGGAAACTTATTTGTAAGGACTGCTGAGAATGGCGGCATAAATGCTTGGCAGGGAGTAAGAGCCGCTTATGCGACAACAGCTGGAACAGCTGCAGATGCGGACACACTTGATGGATATCACGAGACTTCATTTATTAGACTTGCCGCAAACAGCAGTTCTCCTACAAATGGAACATTTGCTATTGGTAGCGCATCAGGTAGAAACTTTATTCAGTCACATAGCGGACAGCCTCTTGATATCAACCCACTTGGTAACGGAGTAAACGTAGGTTCAGATTTAACTGTGTCTGGCACAATTACAGAAAACTCTTCTATCCGATATAAGGAGAACGTAAAATCTATCCCTAACGTATCACAGAAGGTAGAACAGCTTGATGCTGTGTCCTACAATAAGATTGGAAGCAATCAAGAAGAGATTGGTCTTATCGCAGAAGATGTAGCAGAACTGTTCCCAGAAGTTGTTAAGTACGACAACGAGGGACGCCCTGACGGGGTTAACTACTCTCGCCTTAGCGTAATTTTGCTGAAGGCAGTGCAAGAGTTAACAGAACGAGTAAACAAGTTAGAAAACAAGTAATATGGCTGTTTTATTATCAGGAACCACCATTGGAGGACACGTTGCTGTCCACGCAAACAACATTAGTACATATGCTATTACGAGTGTGCCAGCTAACGTAATAACAACTTCTGGAGGACAGACTATTGCTGGCACTACATATTTTTCAGGAGGAGAGTCATTAAACTTGTACGGTATTCGTGGTAGGTTTACTAACGAGTATATCCATCTTTATAACAAAGTAGGAATTGGACACCCAAGCGGCTGGGGGCAAGGAGAGGGAAACACTCCAGGATATGGTCTATCTACCTATGGCGGAATGAACATTGCATATGGCAACGGTGCATCGTCTACCATCAATGGATACTTGCGCATTAATCAAAACTGGGCGGGTGGGGACTATAGTGCTGAAGCTCTAACTATTCGTGGCACATACCCCTCTATTACTTTAAGAAGTACCGGAAACAATTCAAAGTGGTTAATTCACCACGCCAATGGAAACCCTTTGCAGTTTTATTTTGGTGGAGCAGTAGACAATAACGAATGGTATAAAAAGATTGAGTTTGCTTCAGACGGAAATATCTGGTCAGCATATTATGGCGACTGGTTGTCTAATATATTCAATAGCAAGCAAAACGCTTCTACTGCTATTACAACCAGTAACATCGGTTCTCAGTCAGTAAACTATGCTGCATCTGCTGGTAACGCCAATACATTAGACAGCCTTGACAGTTCTGATTTTGCTAGAGGTAGGGCCGCATATCAAGTTATGAGTCTTGATGATATTAAGCAACCAGGACTGTATCAGTATGATGGTGGAATTGGTGGTACGCAGCCAGAAGGTGCAGACCAAGCAAACCTTAGAACCATTGAAATAGGCTCTGGGAGTAGATATAGTCAGATGGCCTTTGACTGGGCCTCGGACCAAGCTTGGTTTAGAAGACAAACAGGAGATGTTTGGTCTACTTGGCGTGAGTTTATACACTCTGGCAACATTGGTTCCCAGTCTGTAAGCAATGCTGACACCGTAGATGGTCTTCACGCAAGTGTTTTCGTAAGAAACGACATTTACAACTCG